TACTCTACACAGATTGCATCTGTTCAGCGACTTGTGGTTGCGAGTTACAATGCAGCCCCTTTGGGGACAGCAGGTTCAACTCCAAGCACCGCAACATCTGGCTACTCCGCACCGACCCCTCCAGTGGCTCAGTCGCTTACACCTCCACCAAGCGCAGTGACACCAGCAGGGACAGCGAGCCCGACTTGCATCCACGGAGCACGAATCTTCCGACAGGGAGTGAGCAAGTCAACTGGGAAGCCTTACGCATTCTGGGCTTGCCCGACACCTCAGGGAACACCTGACCAGTGTAAGCCAGTAAACTAATAGACAACGTTGGAGGACCGTAGGTATCGCCTGGCATCTTATGATGAATGAATACTTACGGTCCTTCTTCCATAGAGAAGGGAATGAAGAACAATGCGTACACTTGTCCGCTCAGTTGGTCGTCCCAGTATCGGTGGTGAACCGTTGCCTTCCTGCTTTAAAGCGTTCGAACAGAATAAAATTATCGTCCGACGCTCTGAAGTTTCGATGTTCGCAGCAGCACCAGGAGTAGGTAAGTCAACGTTAGCGTTGGCACTGGCTCTTAAGATGCGAGTACCAACATTATATATTTCAGCAGATACAAATGCACACACAATGGCTATGCGATTAGCCTCAATGATTTCAGGTAAGTCACAAGGTGACGTAGAGAAAATGCTACTCACTGATGTGGGTTGGACTAAGGCAATCCTTGCCAAGGGTTCACATATAGTTTGGTCATTCGAGTCAGCACCAACACTCGAAGATATTGCAGAAGAAGTACAGGCATTCGAAGAGTTGTGGGGTTGCCCACCTACTTTGATTGTAGTAGATAACCTAATGGACGTAGCCACTGATGGTGGTGAAGAGTTCGCATCTATGCGAGCAGTGATGAAGGAGTTGAAGTATCTTGCGCGAGCAACTAATGCAGCAGTGGTCGTACTACACCACACGTCGGAAGCTATCCAAGGCAATCCGTGTCAACCTCGCTCTGCTATCCAGGGAAAAGTCGCTCAGTTGCCAGCTCTCATTTGCACTCTCGGTGTTGTCGGGACTTCAATGGGAGTTGCTCCGGTCAAAAACAGATACGGCAGAGCCGACGCGAACGGCAGTCTAATGACTTGGGTTGCATTCAATCCTGAGTATATGTTTATGGAAGACATTCCGGAGAACGTATGACTCACGATGAATTACTAGCAAGGTTAGATTTATCTAATGAACACCTAATTCCTTATGAAGAGTTTGAGAAACGAAATTCAGCTCTTAGTGCAGTGGTTGAGATGTGTAAACCATCTGACTGGGATAATGATGATAACTTCTACTGGAAGAAAGCATTGCTTGAAACGATTGAACGGAACCTTCGATGACAACTAGAAAATCACACAAGGCAAGAGGAGCAACATTTGAAACTGATATTAGAGATTGGTTTCGTAGTCGTGGCTATGATGCTGAGCGGTTGGCTAGGGCTGGTGCTCGGGATGAAGGCGACGTGGTGGTACGTTCAGACTTCCTCGGAAGTATTGGCATACTTGAATGCAAGGCACCAGGTGCAGGAAATGCAATCAACCTCAGCGGATGGACAGCAGAAGCACAGGTTGAAGCGAAGCACTACGCGCAATCCCGAGACATTGAAAGAGAATCTATATTACCAGCAGTGGTTATCAAAGCAAGAGGCAAAAGCATCAGCGATGCCTACGTTGTAATGAGATTGGGTGATTTATTTGAGTAACGACCTACCACCAATCAAGGATATCTTAAACCATTATGGTGCAATACTTAGACGAGACCACGGTCAGGTCAACTTACGTTGTCCTTTCCACGGTGACAGTCACCAATCAGGAACAGCAAACTTAGATGATAATATATTCTGTTGCTTCGCTTGCGGAGTACAGGGTAATAGTTTACAGATTATAGCACAGCAGGAAGGAGTTGACATACGTGAAGCAAGACGATTTGCAGAAGGAATTACTGGCACAAGCAGTGAGAAAGTACAAAGCAAATATCTCTCAAGCCGCTCCTTACCTAAGCGGTCGAGGAATCACAGCCGAGGCAGCGCATTTAGCGCACTTGGGGGTAGTCGTTGACCCTGAGCCAGGACACGAGCAGTACGTTGGTCGACTTGCTATCCCTTACATAACTAAGACTGGCATAGTAGACTTACGATTTAGAAGCTTGAACCCAGCAGTAGAACCAAAGTATATGGGTCTTACTGGTGCAACAACCAAGATGTACAACGTTATGGATATAGAGAGAGCAGGTGATTGGATTGGTGTATGCGAAGGTGAACTCGATACTCTCACTCTTTCAGCCCTTGTTGGCATCCCTTGCGTTGGTGTACCTGGTGCGAACTCTTGGAAGAAACACTACACCAGAATGCTCGCAGACTTCGAGCGAGTCTTTATCTTCGCAGATGGAGATGACCCAGGACGAGAGTTCGCTAACTCGCTCTCTAGAGAACTACCGGTTACTATCATCCAAATGGAACAGGGAGAAGACGTCAACTCTTCCTATGTCAAGTATGGAGCAGATTATATCAGAGAGAAAGCAGGGCTAGTAAATGAAGAGTAAAGATATTCCTCCTTGCCCAGAGTGTGGTGAGCGTTTCGATAATGTGTTCGATGCATCAGACCACTTGCTCGAGGATAATGAGATGGAGTTCGACCCCGCTCTTATCCTGCCTGGTGGGTATAGGTTGATGGTTGGTTCGCTACTGCGTTGCATCTATCGCTACGCTCACGAACCAGAACAGATTGAAGAGATAGTACAGTCAACATATATGACATTGTATGCAGCAGAGCATAGCCCTGATACAATCAATGAAACTGTAGAAGATATGATTGTAGAGTCTAGTATGCAGGGATTAGAGAATGAAATCGAACAACTACTCAAAGGCGGAGCGTGAAGAGATATGGCAGATTATAACCCATCTAAGCGAACAAGGGCTGAACGTGAAAGCGTTCTCCGTCAGCGACTCGATGCTGACAATGACGGTGCAAGTGCCGATACTAAGTTCAACAACGACGTAGCATACACAACTTCTGAGTTGTTTGATTTGCTTCTAAAGAAGCACGCAGATTACGGACCAAAGAATATCTCACAGTCACCAGGTGGTCCACTCAATGGTCTGCGTGTACGTATGTGGGATAAGTTGGCACGTATCAATAACCTTGTAGAGTCTGGCGTTGAGCCAGAGAACGAATCACTTGAAGATTCATTTAAGGATATGGCAAACTATGCAATCATCGGATTGCTAGTGCTGAGAGGAAAGTGGCCTAACGAATGAAGACCATAGTTTGCGTCTCTGATTTACAGATACCCTATCACGATAAGCGTGCAGTAGATAATCTTGCTAAGTTTATCAAGGCTTATAAGCCAACCGAAGTTGTATCTGTCGGAGACGAAATGGATATGCAAACCATATCCCGTTGGGCAAAGGGTACTCCACTAGAGTATGAACGTTCTATTGCAAAGGATAGAGATGAGACAACGCGAGTTCTTGAATCGCTTAAGGTTAAGCATATCATTCGCAGTAATCATACTGACCGCTTGTTCAATACCGTTATGCTTCGCGCTCCTGGGTTACTTGGTTTACCCGAACTTGACCTTCCAAATTTCCTGCGCCTTGGCGATATCGGTGCTACTTACCATACTAATCCTTACGAGTTAGCACCGAACTGGTTGCTGATGCACGGTGATGAGGGCAGTATGAATACGACTGGCGGTTTGACTGCGTTAGGTTTGGCTAAGCGAGCAGGTAAGTCAGTAGTCTGTGGACATACACACCGTATGGGTCTATCACATTTCACTCAGTCATACACAGGCGGTACGCCTAAGACTGTATGGGGTATGGAAGTAGGAAACCTAATGAACTATAAGCAGGCTAAGTATGTTAAGGGTGGCTTGTTCACTTGGCAACAAGGCTTCGGTATCCTCTATGTCGACGGTAATACTGTAACACCATCGCTGATTCCTATTAAGAAAGACGGTACATTTATTGTGGAAGGTAAGGTGTGGGGACGATGAAGTGGGAACGGATTGAACCGTGGAACTATATCGTAACCAACGTATCATCTGAGTATCGACGGAAGTTTCCAATGGTTGAACTAGAAGATATCCGTCAGGATTTATACAAGTGGTTTGCTGAACACCCTAATAAGTTGACTGAGTGGGAAGCACTTGGTGAACGAGATGCGAAGAACTTATTGTATCGTTCTCTACGCAATCAGGCGCTGGATTATTGCCAGCGTTGGAAAGCTAAGACTCTTGGGTATGAAGTCGAAGATAACTTCTACTATGAACCTGAGGTTGTGGAAGCGTTGCTTCCTGCTGTATTGCGACAGGAGCAAGGTGTAACTGCGAAGTTAAACTTGGGTAGACCTGGGCGACCAAGCGCACCAAGTGAAGGATTTAATCTGCAAGCAATGATGCTCGAGATTGACTCCGCATACTGGAAGTTAAGTAAGGAGGATAGGAAACTACTCTTCCTCCGGTATGCAGAGTCAATGGAGTATCAGGATATGGCAACTGAACTTGAGGTTGCTACACCTGATGCTACGCGTATGCGTACGTCGAGAGCCATACGTAAGTTGATTAACCATATGGGTGGGCTCAAGCCCTTCTTAGATATGGATTCTAGTCAAGAGATAGAGTCCGAACCAGACAGCATAGAACAATCCTATGATACTGGATACGAAGAACAAGGGGACGAAGATGGGAGCACTGAAGTATAGTGCTCTGCCTAGGGGTGAGGTTCTTTTAATTAACCTCACTACCTAGGTCCTCCCATCCCTCGTTAGGTTCAAGCATTGACCGTTCCCAATCCTCATCAAATAGTTCTGCATCAACAAGTTCTAACGTGGCATTGAAGTCGTAATCAGCAGATAGCTTCTCGTTGATATACTCATACTCTGAACTGTACTCTGGATACCATACAAGGATTGGCGTAGCCAAGTCTAATGGTAGCATAGCAATAGTCTTAGTC